ACCAGAAGTTCCTGTTGAACCTGCTGTACCTGAGGTACCTGAAATAGCACTTGTACCACTTGCTCCATCTATACCTGAGGTTCCGGCTGAACCACTAGTTCCACTTACACCTGAAGCTGCACTAGCTCCTGAAGTACCTGGGAGTCCTGATGTACCTGAAGTACCTGCCGTACCTGATGTATTTCCTTCTCCATTATTTCCTGCAGTACCTGTTGAACCTGAAGTACCTGAAGTACCTGAAGTACCTGATCCCCCATCTATACCTGAAGTGCCTGAAGATCCTGTTGTACCTGAAACGGCTGATGCCCCTGATGCTCCTGCTGTACCTGAAGAGCCGGTTGTTCCTGAAGTTCCTGATGAACCTGTTAATCCTGAAGTACCACTTGTACCTGAAGTACCACTTGTACCAGATCCTCCATCTATACCACTAGTACCTGCTGAACCTGAAGTTCCAGAAACTGCACTTGCTCCATTATCTCCTTGAGTTCCTGATGAACCTGTTGAACCTGAAGTACCTGATGAACCTGTTAATCCTGAAGTGCCGCTTGTACCTGAAGTACCACTTGTACCTGCAGTACCACTATCTCCATCTATTCCTGATGTTCCTGATGAACCTGAAGTACCACTTATACCTGAAGCTCCACTATCGCCTGAAGTACCACTCGAACCTGTTGTTCCTGAGGTGCCAGATGTGCCTGAGGTACCTGAGGTACCTGCTAAACCACTTGTACCACTTGCTCCTGTACCACTTGTACCAGTTGAGCCTGATGTACCTGAAGTACCATTAGCCCCTGAAGTAGCATTAATTCCTGATGTACCAAAAGTACCTGAAGATCCTGCTGTACCTGAAGATCCTGCTGTACCTGATGTACCTGAAATTCCTGAGGTACCACTTACACCTGTACCACTTGTACCAGTTGACCCTGAAGTACCTGAAGTACCGCCTTGACCTGAGGTTCCTGAAAATCCTATAGTTCCTGAAGTACCTGTTGTACCTGAAGTTCCTGACGTACCTGAAGTTCCAGATGTACCAGCTTTTCCTGATGTACCACTATCACTTCTACCGCTTGATCCTACGGAGCCACTTGAACCACTTGTACCTGATTTTCCTGATGTACCAAGTGAACCTGAATTACCAGCGGATCCTTCAGTACCAGAAGTGCCTGAAGTGCCATCTAAACCACTTTGTCCAGATTGACCATTTGAACCAAAAGTACCATTTGTACCTGATTTTCCAGAAGTACCTGATGAACCTGTTAAACCTGAAGTACCATTTATACCTGAAGATCCATTTTCCCCTGATGTACCTGATAAACCAGAAGTACCACTTATACCTGAAGAACCTATTTCTCCAGATGTGCCTGATGTACCGGAATCTCCTGAAGTACCACTTGTTCCTGATGATCCTGCTGTACCTGATGTACCACTAGTACCACCACCTCCACCAGCACCTGGTAGTGTTCTATATTGAATTTTTTTAGTTGATAAATCGTAAGTAGCTACTGTAAATAAATCTGCTCTTTCAGTAAGAGAATCAATAGATAATGGATCTGTTCCATTTATATCAAATGAACCTGTTAATCTTAAAGCATTACTGTTATAATCAAATGTGAGTTTATTAGAACCACTTAATTCAGTATTACCAGCTGACCCAGAAGCAAATTGGATTTCTGTATCTGAACCACCAGCACTTTCACCTTCTGGGATGAATATTGTAACCCCTCCATTAGGTAAAGATGTTACTTCAACTCCTCCTCCTGTAAAAAATAAAGATTGAGCATAATTTACTTGGGAACCCGTATAATATACTTGAATACCTCCAATACCAGGCATACTGCTTAAATCTATACTTTGAGATAAGGGAGGTGTACTTCCTGTAAAGAAGAGATTAACTACATTTCCTGCTAAAGAACTAGAATAGAAAAGTGATGAAAAGTTTCCATCTACTTCACTGAAAGTTAATTCAGAACCTTTGTTTTGTCTTAAAATAATACTCATTCTTCGTTAAAATTTGCAGGGTTTGTATCACTTTTTATCTCTGTAGGGTCTGGTTGTTTATAATTATTAATTTTATTTATATCTGTTGTTGAAACTTCCATGTTAAATATAATCTGTGAACTATCGCTATATTTTTTAATAGCGGTTACATCTTTTTGTATTGTGTCTGGTACTACATATCCATATAGTTTTAGACTAAAATTTGCTTTTACTAATCTTTCCCCACCAGATGAAATTTCAAGGGGGGTTGCAAAGTTATCTACTCTTGCTATAAACTGAAATTGTTCTGGATTTCCCCAATATGCATCTGATGCATAATTAAACGCTTCAATTAATTTGTTTAGTTGCTCAATATAGTACGTAGAGATAATGAAGTCGTACGTTATATTTACATAATCAGGCATGACCACGGCATAGCGTGTTTTTGATGGTATTGTGTTGTTTAATATGTTAAAATTACTATATGTATTTGCAGGATTATAATTTTTTGAAAAAAGTTGAACATTATGAGGGTTATTAGAATCTAATTTATTAGATAAACTTCTAACTTTTTCTATATTGTTACGTTTAAAAGTAATTAAAGGCATCATTATTTTACCTTTTTGATCCCTATAATAACCATCTTTTTGTACTTGTTTCCATCTTTCAGGATTACCATAAATAACAGGGACTTTTTGTACTACGCCATTTTGTATTACTGTAGGTTTAATTACATTTTCCATGTAATAAAAGATAGATTCATCAATTTCTTTAAACCCTAAAGAAAATGGTTTTGTAGTATCATTTCTAAAAGAAGTTTGTTCACCTCTATTAAATTTGGGGATTGGGTTTGGATTACCAATTTCAGAAAACCCCATAGCACCCGCAGGTGGGACATAAGGTTCAATTTGAGAATTCATTATCTCCCTTTGAGTTTTTGGTACTGGTATTTTTCCTTTTTCTGCCATTTATATAAATCTTTCTCTTGTAATTCCTGGTTTATCTCCAGGAACATAATGAGTGTTACAAATTACCGAAATATTACTTCCAAAATCTTCTAAATTTGGATTCCAATTTCCTGGTTGGTTAGGATAATCTGGGTTTTTACCCATAAAGTATTGGTTTGCTATAACATTATCTACTTCATAGTATCCTTCATTATATAATATAATATCCCCAACTTCGGGAACCAACTCTGCTCCATAATTATGATCGGTTGGTGAAAAATTAGCATTGAAATCTTCAGCAGCTGATAATAAATCATCTCTAAGAAATTTAAATTTAGCACCCCAATTAAAATCTGTACCTAAATCTGTTTCAGGATATTCTTGATCACTTCTTTCTATTAAACAATTTAATAAAACAGGACCCATATAATATTTTTCTTCTGCTGCTTCACCATAAAGGTTAACTTTAGTTTCTTCAATTTTATATTTATAAAAGGCACACTGTTGAGTGATTATATCACCCATCAGTTCTCTATTTACGTGTCTAAATAGACTTATATCTCTTGCGCCTCCAAATAATGCCATATCTTATCCTATATAAATTGGAAATGGAACATTAGATAGCTCTTCTTGAATGAATTTACTTTCTGCTGCTCTTCTTTCTAATAATTTTTCTCTTGATGTTTCTCCTAAATAAGCTCTTAACCTATCAATTAATCTTTCTTTTTCCCCGGTTGCTGCCGTAATTAAATCTGATTGGTTTAATTTTACAGTATCATTAGGGATAGGAACAGTATCATATTTACCTCTTACATACCCTAACATTTCTTTACATAAGGCTAAAGCATATTCAAATATCCAACTTCTACCTACTGAGTTAATTTTATCATAATTAGGGTTAGTATAAGGAACATCATAAATGTTTGCAATAGTGCTACTTTCTCCTACTATAAATGAAGCATCTGAACGTTCTGTACCTAGAATATATTCGAAATACATTTCTTTTACAGTTCCATCTGGAATAGGGAATATTCTTAAATTATTATTATGCATTTCAAATGAATAATTAGATCTTCTAATAGTATCACTCATTTCTATCTGTTGGATAACCTGTATATCATAATTTAAAGGCATTAGTACAAAATTGATTGCAGGAGAATAATTTCCCCAACCAAAACTATCCATCATATTCATTACACCCTCTCCAGTACCAACATAAGGATCAAAGAATTTTACAATTGCAGGTGGTGATTCATAAAATACTCTCATGATTTCAATATCATGTTTTTTATAATGAGGAATATTTTCCTCTGCCCATTTTTCTAAATCATAATCTTGTATTGATTGAGTTAATTGAACAGATCCTTTGTGCCAATCTACATTTCCTCCAGTTCCAGCTTCAACACCATATTGTTCAGCCATTTGAATAATGCGACCTAAGTTTGGGACAATTATAGTTTCTTCCATATCTAACTTAGCAGAATTCGCGCCTTCTAACGTTAAATAATTATCTCTAACCTTATAAGCATATAATTCATTAGCATATACTGTAACAGCATCTTCTAACGCTGTATAAAAGTTATATTTTTGCAGTTCAATATCAACTAAAGGGTAGCCTAATCTTTGTGCTGCAAATTTTGAAAATTTGTCTGAATCTACTTGAAACTCAGGATCATTATCATAAAAGCCAAAAGGTGTATCTCCTGGGTGGAATGAACTAGATCCGGGCCATATTGGTATATTTGCCATATTTTTTCTTTTATGCGTTATCTGAATTAACTACTACATACTCTACATCTAAACTTGAACTTAATGAATATAAAGCTATGTTTGTTATATCATCCGGGAAGGTACCATTAAATTCACTTCCAGTTACATCTGGGCTTGAAAACATAAGAGATGATTCTGGTAGGCATTTCATACTCCAATTATCACTATTAGAAGACGTAAAGGAAACTGCTAATGAAGATGATGTATCTAAGTTAGAAATTCTAACATATTTCATACTACTAGAGGGGAATGTACCTGGTCCAGGATCTACACCATTAATATTAATTAAATCTATAGATGTTGTTGGAGGTAGAGTAACAATTCTTCTATCTACATTTGTTATATCTTTTATAGTAAAAAAGGTTTCATTTAAGGTTTTTAAACCTTTAACTATATGTTCTTCCTTAATTTTTATACGAAAGGTAGTTGGTGTAAGTGTGGATGCCATGATGTTTTGTTTATAAATATTAGAAATATTGTTTCCAATTTAAAAATTAATAGAAACATTAAGTTTTTATTTTTTAGAACGACCAGAAGTTCCAGAAGATCCTAATTTTAACCCTTGTTCACTTGCATCTTCATAAAGAGTAATTAAATCATCTACAATAGGATCTCTATGGTTTTGTAGTAATGTAATCGAACACATATTTTTAATTCTCCTAGCTGATTTGTATAAAAATCTAAATCCAGATTCTCGTTTGGATTTTAAATCTACTTGGTGGTCGTCCCCACACACTATCATCTTTGATCTTAAACCAATTCTTGTTGCAATCATTTCCATTTGTTCATGAGTGACATTTTGGGCTTCATCTACAATTATACATGAATCTAAAAATGTTCTACCTCTCATAAATGCTAGAGGAACTATTTCTATTTTACCATCTTCAATTAATTTTTCTACTTTTACTTTATCATATAAAGCATACATATTTTGATAAATTGGTTGAATCCAAGGATCCATTTTTTCTCTTAAATCACCTGGCAGAAAACCAATTTCTTCTTTAGACACTGTAGGTCTAGTGATAATTATTTTTTCATAATGTCTTCTAAGAAGACCATCTAATGCAACTTGTACTGCTAATAAAGTTTTACCTGATCCTGCTCTACCAGCTAGTATAGTTAAAGTATTTTTTAATATTTCTTCTTTAGATAATTTTTGTTCTTCATTTAGTGAAATTTTAAATTTAATTGGATTTTTAACTACTCTTTTTTGTCTAAAGACTTCATCTTTATGATGGTTTGAGGTCATATTTTTCATATTTTATTTATAATAACTTTTTATCCATTATACATATTGAAAAAAAAAGCCCCGCTTGCGCGGGGCTCTTTAAACTAATATTTAGTTTTTAGACTATAGAGTGTTTAAACC